CGGCGTAATCCGCTGGATCGAGGATGAATAGCTCGTTGCCTTCTGCCAAGTTGCGGCATGGGACATACCGCTTACGACCCTTAATAACCACCAGCAAACCACAAGCCTCACGCGGGTCTTCCGCCTTGGCGTGTTCCAGTGCTGCAGCCTTACAGGTGGTATTCATCCGTTGAACGCGCCGATGCCGGGGAAGCCGCCGAACGGTAAGGCGTTAGTTGAGCCAAAGCGAAGCTGGCAGCTACTGAGGCGTTTGCCGCATTTGTCAGCGGCAGAGGTTGCAACGGCTTTGTCGTTTTCGTCGAAATAGCTGCTGCCGCTGTAGCCACACTCCGAACCCTTGTAGATCCACGGGCAGAGGTTGGCGCTGCACTGGCGCTTGGGACTACGGACACCAGCGAGGTCAAAACTGGCGCTGAGTTCGAACTCAACGAGGTCGCGGTTTTCGGAGACCTTACGGGCGACGTAATAGATCTCGGATGGCAGTGTTGCGCTGGTGTCTGGTGTGCCGTAAGGGTTGGTGCCGCCGGGGAAATTAACGGCGTCGATGTAGCGCACCAGCGTGCGGATGCGGGTCAGTTTGGCGCCAGTAAGATCGTTGCCGGGCGTAGTGGCGTTCACGTTCAGCAGAATCGCCGTAATACTGCCAAGCAGGTTTGAAACTCGAATTACTGGTCTGGGCAGGCTGCCGCTTTCTGCGTTGTACTCAAACCCTTCAACCTCGATGGGCATAGCCGAATAGGTATTTGTTGCCCAGACGATGTTGCCGTTAGTCGTTAGCGCGTTGGTTCCGGCGTGGAAGCGATAGGTAAAAGCACTGCCGTGGATATTGGCGAACAGCTCCAGCTCAAACAGCTCAATAATGCTGCTGGGATTGACCTTCTGGAGTTCTGAGGTTGGGACTGCCATTAGGGTTCAAACACCTGCTCAAACGTTGCTGTAATGCGATTCACGTTTGCGTATTGATGATCACGCTGCCAAGAACGACAGATCCACTTGTAGGACGTTGATTCATCTAATGGCGTCCAATCAAAGCTGGCAGCATCAGCAGCACGAGCATCAAAAAATGCTTCAATCGCATCTGCATCAGCATTTGTCTTTGCAGTCCAAGTGAGATCCCAAGTTTTGGGATTCATGTGTCCCGGAATGCCATACAGCAAACGCTGTTCATACCCATCACCGAATTGAACACGGCGAACCTTAGGTTCTGACTTTTTGGTTGCTCCAAAATCAGGCGTGGTGCCACCTGTGCTGGTGCCGACTGTTGCATCGTTGAACGTAGCCATTAGCTCAGCAATCCTCCGGGACGCTTCTGACGGATGAGTTCAGCACGTACAGCAGCACCAAGTGCCTCACCAAGTTTATTGGCATCAGGTTGATTGCCCTGAACGTTTGTGCCACCAGCGTCAACGTTGACGACGATATCGCCCATTTGTCCACCACCTTTCATGGTGACGGGAATGGTGCGACCATCAGGCAGAGGCACATACGCTTCAGGACGGCTGCCTTCACCAAACATGGCAAGCTGTGGTGAAGTGGCAATACCACCGGCTGCGTAGCGCTTGAGAGGTAATGCGCCGTTGCCGGTCATGATGCCGCCATTGGCGAAACTAAGGAATCTCCCGAAGGCGCTTCCACTAGGTACTAATGCCTTGAGCGTTTGGAACATCGCAAATTGAATAAAAATGCGACTCAGATCATTGAGAACAGAACGGGCAAACTCACCAAATTGCATCTTGCCGGTAGTTACAAATTGAGCCAATTGATCACCAAGACCAAGGAATGCATTACCTAGGGATGCGCCAAGATTTTGAGCCAGTTCACCTGATGCTTTAACAACATCAGCAAACGATTGAGACAACTGACCACCAAATGTTTTTGCTAACTCACGAGCCTCTTGGATTCGTTTAATCAAAGCCTCTAAAGCCTCACGTTCGCTAGGCATTGCCTCCTTAAATTTCTCTCTGACTTCAGCAATTTGCTTAGCAAACTCAAGCTCCTGAGCTTGCTTTTCATTTTTTAGTCCATATTCAACTTCAAGATCTTGTAGCATCCCTTCCCTTTCTTTTTTCTGCTTCACAATTGCATCAAGAGCTTCCAGCATAAAATCGCGTTCATCTTGTATTGCACTTTTCATCCTTTGGTTAATTTCAAGACGCTGCGCAAGTGCATCATTGTTGCCAATTTCGTTTTTGCGAATTTTCTCACTTAGCTGAACAAGGCTGATTTGCCGCTCAAGATACGCCACCTGAAGCTTATTGCCCTGATCCTGAGCAATATCAAGTTTTGCCCGCAGCTTTAATTCCTCAACAGTTTGATCCGTTATTTCTTTTTTGGTTTTCTTTTCTTTTGCCGTACCAGTTTCAGTGCCGCTCAAGCGAGTTTGAGACAATCCTCTGCCAGTAGCGGCAAGAGTTTGCTTAATAATTTCTTGCTCACCTCTCAACTGCTTAAGTTGAATTTCAGCAATCTGTCTTGGAATCGTAAACGCAAGCCGACCGCCGGGAATTGCTTCGCCTGCTCTGTAAGTGCTGACAGCTTCTTCGTATTGTTTGATTTGCCTTTGAATTTGAGGCAAACGTTCTTTGGCTGCTGTCTTAGGCAGATCCAGCAGATCAGCAAAAGCGGAAAAGGCAGGAGCCAGACCATTGACAATGCTGGTTGCAATGGCTTGAAAAGTTGCACCAATTGGTCCGGCAAAACGACCAAGCTGAACAGTGAGATTATCTAAAGCAATTTTTAATCGTGCGCCAGCGTTTTGAGGCGCATCAGCAATAATCTGCGCGGTTTTTCCATAACGCTTAAACAATTCCTCCGAGAACTTGAGGAAGTCCTGCAGGCTAACTTCACCATTTTCAAGCGCTTTATCAAGTTGCTGAGGAGTTTTTCCAATTGAATCAGCAAAAATAGTAAACGCACCCGGAAGACGTTCGCCAATTTGTTGACGAAGTTCTTCAGCAGATACTTTGCCTTTGCTGAATACCTGAGAAGTCGCCCGAAGGGCAGAATTTAGATCTTCGGTGCTACCACCAGTCGCTGTTACGGCAGCGGCAATGCCCTTGAAAACCTTTTCAGTGTCTTGACTTGTTAAACCAGCGCCAGCAACACTGGCTTGCAATTTTGTGTACTGCTCAGTCGTGTCTTTGAGCGGAATTAAAAACTGCTTGCTGAGGTTGTTTACGTTTTGAAGATTCTTGTCGTAATCCTGCTGGTTTCTGCTTACACCAGCCAATGCAATTTGAAGCTTTTGTAACTCAGCAATATATTTACCAGTACCTCCAATTGCTTGACGCAGCATTGAAACTTGTGCGCCTACTGCACCACCAATTGCCGCACCTGCTGGACCACCAAATGCAGCGCCAATACCAGCACCCAATGCGCCTTCAAAGCCGCCAAAAATGCCTGCAGCAGCAACTGCGCCACCAGTACGAGCAAGCCTCCCAAACGGCAAGCCACGCCTTCCTGCAGCAGGTTCTGGACCAATAGGACGAGCATATTGCTGTCCCATTTGGGAATAAGGAGAAGGCTGCCCTGAAGATCTGGCAATCAATGCGCCAGTAACAGGATCACGTGCGCCAATTTGCGCACCCACATAAGCCGCACGCTCCTCCATCTTTATGCGGCGGCGAGCGTCACGAGCAATTTGCTGATTTGCCTCGCGCTGTTGTTGAGCTATCCGTGCGCCTACATCTGGAGGTAAAGCCGGTCCAATTGCCGCACCATATTGCGTGACGCCAGCAGTACCGCGATATGCGCCAGTAAGAGGATCACGAATCAAACCAGTCGTAGTCCGCATTGCTGCAGACGCCTGATTTGCTGCCGTTGCAATGCTTCTGAAATTATTTGCTACAGCAGTCTGTGAAACCTGAAAACCTTTTAGTTGAGCGTCAAGAGCGTTAGATTCAGCCCGAGCAAGCTTAAACTCCTCAGAAGCAATATCAACGCTATTTGCAATTTCTTTCCAAGCGTTTGAATAACCCTTGAGATTATTAACGCTCTGAGTAGAGGCAGTTTGTAATTTTTTTAATTCCTGCGCTAGTTCTCTGAAATTGACATTTGTTGCATTACTTTGCTGCCCAAGGTTTTTGAGGCTGCCCTGAAGCTTGACAAGTTGCTCGCCGCCCTGCTGACGAATCCTTAGAAGCAGCTCAGTAGTCTGGCTCATTTGCTTTTCGTGTTCAGGACGGCAAGAGCTGCCATTTCCATCACCTGTATGCCTTCAAAAATGGCAACAGGATCCTTGACTGAATACAGCTTACAGAGCCATTCCAAACTCGGGTAGTTCAATCCAGTCAAACCCGCCATGCTCGTGTTCCACTGCGTTGTCATCCGCAGGAACATCACCACGGTGTCCCAATTCTCTTCCCAGACCTCACACTGCTGCTCTACAGCTTGAAGCTTCGCAGCAGCAATCTGCTCTGGGCTTGCACCCAAAGCCTTGAGATCAGCCTCACGTTCGTCAACGACGCCGCCTTTTGCCCAATACTCAGCGGCGGCTTTTAGTTTTTTGCCGCTGCTCCAGTCAGGCTGTCTGCATACGCCTGAATCAAGGCACGCAGCACATAGGGATCATCACAAAGCTGTTGCTTGTTCTTTTCGGTAAAAGGAATGGGCTTGCCAGCCTCATCGTTGATACCTTCCCAACCAAGCAAAATCTCGTCAACAAGGGCATCATCACCCTTATCGACGAGATCGTTAAAACCGGATCGGCTGATCTTCTTGAAGACTGCTTCAAACGCTTGAGTTTCAAAGCGGTTGCCGTCAACTGGGACTTCAACCTTTACTTCCCACTTGTAGGAAGCAGTCTTCTTGAGGACGAATGCCACGTGGAATCAGGTGAAAACCAGCGAAAGCTCGTTGTTTCCAGCCGTGGTAGGCAGAGCCAAGTACGGCATCGACAGCGAGATAACGCCGTTGGTATCCCCATAGGATACTCCGGTAATATCCGTCTGGGCAGCATTCAGGGTGACGATGTTGCCGCCGGTTGCACCCAACACCAAGCTGGTAGAGCCAGTGGCGACAGCAGCAGCTTTGGCGAAGTAGTCAGTGGTGCCGACAGCAGGAGCCTCGATCACCGCAGTACCACCGGGTGCGCGGTTGGTGATGATCACTTCCTTGTTAGAAGCGGTCTCCTTGTAGATCAGCTCGTTGTTGAGAGCCAGATCAAAGGACTCAATACGCGCACTGGTCACACCGTGGAAGGTGGCAGTGGTCATGTTGGTGTCGTTGACCTCAAGCGCTGCAGCTTGGTTGGCAACGGTGAAGCTACCGGACAGGGCAGTGCCGTCAGGAGCGTTGTAGATGCCGATGAAATTGAAGCTTGCAACGGCGAACTGACCAGCGGTGAAGTTGAAGGTCACCGAACCACGAGCGCCAGTGATCTTGTGACGGGTGCCGTCGTAAAAGCAGTAGATCGTGGCTGAATCAAAGCTGCTGCTCACACCTGCGTAGGTAACGCTGGTGGAAGAGACAATGGTTTCAGACAGACCGCAGGACTTCAGCAGCGGACCAAAAGCAGGAGCAGTACCAGCAGTGCCAGAACCTGCAAGTTCAACATCAAAGGTGACGCTCACTCGCTTGTTGGCAACCAAGGTGCCACGAGTGCTATTACCGATGAAACCTTGATAGGCAGCAGCCTGAACGTTGTCTGACTCGAGAGGAGTCACTTCGAGGTTGGTGACCTGAATTGCGTCGGATCCACCTACAGGACTCGGATCAGTCCCATAGGTTGACTCAATCTTCGCAATCAGAAACTTCTTCCGAGTCAGTGCCATTGTCGGTGGGTGCGGGTGG